ACAGAGAACATCACGCGACAGAAAGGAACAGGCAATGACAACACCATGGAACAGATGTGACGCTTGCGGTGAGTTCATTGCCTTTGAAGATTTTGAACGCGTCGCAAGGCGAGTTTTGGTTACTCCTGATAGCGAGTTTTCAAAAGAGGAATACGAAACGCTTTGCATAAGCTGCACCGACACAGAGCGCAGACAGAAGGAAAGAACTCAATGAGCAAGCTAGCACATTCAAACGATGAAACAATGCTTCAAATCGAAGCCGCGCATTACCGCGAAGAACACGGGCTTGATGAACCACAGGGAGTTGATCTCATGCGCGAAGCCAACAACGAATACTTCATTGCATCGCTTACCGACGATGCTGAGGACGCGCTGCACATAGTCAGGGAAATGCTTCCCAAGCAGCGCGCCGGCATCAAGGATGATCTGGAACGGGCCGCTGATTTCATCGCTAAGGCTTTGCTGGAGTGCCGGTAATGGAAACGAAACTCAACATCCTTCAGCGCCTTGCCGCCGTGCAGGGAGAGCTTGACTACATTCAGAAGGATAAACCAAAGGGCATGACCTACAGCATCGTAAGCCATGACAAGGTCACGGCTGCGGTGCGCCCCCTCATGGTGAAGTATGGCGTGTTGTACTACCCATCAGGCATGAGAGCCACGCAAGACGGCAACCGCACCGAAGTACAGATGACCGTGACATTTGTAAACGTGGACGACAAGACTGATTATCTGGACGTTGCAACCATCGGCTACGGCATTGACACGCAAGACAAGGGGCCCGGAAAGGCCATGAGCTACTGCGTCAAGTATGCGCTGCTCAAAACCCTTGGCCTTGAAACTGGCGACGATCCTGATCAGGACCAAGACGTGAAGCATGAAGCCGACAAGCCCAAAGCATCTAAGGCGACATCGCGCGAGGACTTTGACAGGCTGGTCAAGGAAATTCGCAACATGACAAGCCTTGCCGCTCTTGTCGCGTGGAACAAGGAAAATGCAGCGGCTACCAACTCAATGCCGCGCGACTGGTTTGATGATCTCAAGGTCGAATATCTGGACAAGCAAAGCGAACTGAAAAAGGCATTGGCAGCATGAACCGTTACCTCACATTAGGAAACTGGCTACGCGCTGTCCGCATGTGGCAAGGCGGCGCTGATACGGTGGAAATAGCCGCGCATTTTGAATGCCACGAGGCATTTATATATTCGCATCTTCCGGCATATCGCGGCAAGTACAGGAACACACTACAGCTTGCGGAGAGGGCGGCATGATAGAACCCGCTGCAATGCAAGCTGACTATACCGATTTGCGCTTCATCAAGGGGCGCAAGGTAATTCAGGTGGTATTGGAACTGCCCATTGAAGCGGGGGCGCAATTCGTTTCCATGTTTGGAACGCCCGATCCTTCCAAGACTATTCCAGTAGGGATAGCCCGCATTGATTTGAACGCCAAGCCAGAGAAGCCAAAAGGCGGAAAGCTCGCGCAACGGGCGGGGATACTTTGCAATGAAAAAGGCTTTTGGGTTTTTCTAAAAGAGCATCCGAACCACGGCCCGATGATAGTGGCCATTGAAAGCGAAAAGGACGCGGCTGGAATTATCTATGACATTTGCGACATCGTAAGCCGCGCCGAACTGGACTACGATTTGGAGGCTGCAGCCAAATTCAAAGACCTGGAAGCCAGCTATCGTGCTTGGCTTACGGTGGCGGCATGAGAACCGAGTTCAAAAAATCTGTAAAACGCGAGGCCTACAAGCGCTCTGGCGGCTTTTGCGAGGGTGAAGGTCCGCTTTATGGCCACGCTATCGGCGTTCGCTGCAACGTGCCGCTTTCCTACGGAATTCATTTCGATCATGTCAATGGCGATAGCAACGGCGGACCGGCAACGCTTGAGAACTGCGCTGCAACTTGCCCCAAATGCAATCAGTATAAGAACAACCATTTCGATACGCCACGCGCTGCAAAGGGGCTGAGACAGCAGGATAAACACCTTGGCATTGAAGCACCAAAGCAGAAAATCCCCTCGCGCGGATTCGGGCGGTGGAAATCTAATGCTGTGGACGTGAGGGACGATAGATGAAGAAATTCATTCAGTGGTTCTTCGGCTTTGAACAACTCAATACCATTCAAGACCATGAACGCGAGCCGCGCTGTGTCACAAGAATATGGTGCGGAAGTATCAAACTGATGCAGGGAGGTAAGTGATGACCGATGATGAATTGATTGAGTGGGCAGATTATGAACTGGGCTACAATAGCGGTGCTCCACATGAGCAAACAGATCGACTCATCGTTTTGGCGCGTATGGGCGCTGCGGTGAAGCCAAGGCCAATTGAAGAAGCGCCGAAGGATGGAAGCGAGCAATTTCTAATTCGTATGGTTGATGGAGAAGTATGTTTTCAGGGAACTGGTTCTTGGGGCGTTGCGCGTCCACAGCACGACGGCTACCGGGCAAATGACGGAATTCCCGCCTGGTTACAGTATGACAAGAAATATCTTTTTCCGGAGCCAACTCACTTCATTCCGCTTTCCGCCTTCCCCGTTCCTGTAGAGGGGGAATGAATGCTCGACAAGCTCTACAGCCCGCTTGAAGTCTTGCAGACCTTTCCGGAAGGCCACAGGCCGAGCTTGCGCCGTCTTATTGCCAAGGCCAAGGAAGCGCAGTGTTGCGTCAAGTGTGGCCGTGGAATAGGCTTGACCCAAAGGCACGTTGATGCCTTGTGGGGATACCTGTCATGCTCAGGCTCAAGAAATATTCCAAGTCGCCCTATTGGCAGGTCCGTGGGACGGTTGCAGGAAGGCTCATCCACAAAAGCACTGGAACTGCTAATCGAAAAAAAGCTGAAAAATTCCGCTTCAATCTCGAAAACCAGACATACGACATTATCGCACTGGGCGAAGCACCGCCAGCCACATTCGCAGACGCCGCCATCGTCTATGTCAACAAGGGCGGAGAAACCAAGTATCTCAAAAGAATTTCAAGATTTTTCGGAGACACCCCACTGAGGGAAATCGGACAACAGGAAATAGATAGGGCCGCGCATGAACTCTACCCGAACGCCAAAGCAAGCACAATCAACAGAAGCCTCATCAGCCCCTACATCACGGTGGTGCGTGCTGCCATCAAGGCAGAACTACCAGGTGCCGTACTCAGACCAATCGAGCGCAGGAAAGAATCAAAGCCTGTTGTTACACCTGCCGACGACGAACACATCGCTTCCCTACTCCCATACTGTAGTGAAGGTTTAGCCGCGTTGATAACCCTAATGACCTACACGGGATTGCGCACCGGAGAAGCGCTGAGAGTTAAACAGGAGGATTGCAAGGATGGGTTCATCCAGATCGGCACGACTAAAAACGGCGAACCAAGAATGGTGCCAGAACCTTCTGGATGGACGTATCCACGATCTGGTTTCGGTTTTTCTTCAACTCAGGGGGTTGGTCGGGCGCTTAGAGCGGCACACAAACGCGCAGCACTTAGCTACCGAGATGGGCACGAGCTTGGACGCCATGCGTTCGCATCTCGCTGGCTTGCGGCTGGAAATTCAATCAAGGGCCTCAAAGAAGCTGGCGGATGGAAAAAGCTGGCCGTTGTAGATGAGAAGTACGGCCATCTAGAGCAAACAGCAGTCCATGAAGTGATGCGCGAACTTTCGAGGAAGAAAACATGAGCATGTGTATTTTTCTGGGACATGATTGGGGGCGTTATTTCGTCGCCACCGTCACTGAATATTTTGGTGAGATGCGGGCCGGAGAAAGTAACCTCGCCTCCTACACCGCCAAACGATGCAAACGCTGCGGTAGAATTGAAGAGGCCAAACCATGAGAGAGTTGAGCAGGAAGCCATGAAGCGCAAAACGCAATTTCACTATATCGAAGACGCCAACGCCGCGCACACGGACCTGAACACTTTTGCGGCAATTCGAGCGCTTTGCGAAAACAGCTTGTTCAGCAGACATAGTTTCGGTGGCGAAGCCCGCATAGGCCGCATTTGTGAAACAGAAATGGACAAGTGTTTGCGGCGCTTCGATAGATCAATGAAGCTAGCAGATTTAAAATAAACCGTGCATTTTTAGTGCGCTCAATATAGGATAAAAACTATGCAATTGATTTCAAACAAAAAAGAGCCGAACCATATTATCGGTTCGGCCCAAGTCTACGGACGGGCAAGCCTTCAAAACGTAACGTATATAGGCCATTTCACGAACAGACCGTGCACGTCTTTGCTGTTCGTTGCACGTTCGTTCACAAGCCCGCAGATTAAACCGTGCGATTCAGGTGCAGTGTCATGAGCGATGATGATCTTTGGAAAACTGCTGCAATAGTCAATGATTGGGTTCTTCCGATGCCCGCGAATTGGTTTCTTAGACTTCCTATAATTCGGAATTTCAGAGCAGCCTTTCTTTTATGGCAAGTTGAACGACACAACGAGATTTACCGCTCAATTGGAATGATCCCGCAAGGTTACGACGAATGGGTGATTTATGCAATTTGGAAAGGCCGTTGCTGATGCCTGGAATCTTTTACGGAAATCCTCAACACGCCGATTACTTTGAGGACGAACCAACCCCCATCAGAAAGCAGGAAGCCATGACAACAGACAACGAAAGATGGTGGGATACGAACGAGTTTGGCCACTGGTGCCCGTCTTGTGGGCATTGCCTCTCAAATGACCCAGAGGAAGAAATCAGCCGTGAAGAATGCCCGACTTGCGGCTTTCCAGAAGATATTGAAAAAACGGCTGAATATTTTGCAGGTGGGCCATGATCACAGACACTCAGCTCCGCGCATTGGCGGAGAAGGCGAAAGAGGCGCGGGACAGGTTTGAAAACAGAAGACCTGGCGGATTCAAAAGCGCTTTCAATTACGAGGACTACCGAAAGGCTGATAGGCTCTATCGCAAAGCCGCCAATCCAGAAGCCATCCTCGCCCTGCTTGATATGGTGAAGGAAGCCAACGAGCGGGCGGAGAAGGTGCGGGATGATACGCTGCAAGAAGCTAAGCAGCGTCTTCAACCCGTATTTATGCTAACCCGCACTCATTTTACTGACGCAGAAATTCACTGGATGGCGGCGGCTAGAGCCATCGACGCCCTCAACCCCACCCCCGCTAAAGGAGAAACGTAAATGAACATGCCGATGCTACTGGCCCTTGGCCGCAAGAATGGAGAAACCGGCTACTGGCTCGCGCCGTTGCCGTATGAGGGGCTTTGAAGATGGAAAGTGCCCAACTAGCTTTCATCCTTGCTGTCGAAGCCGTGTTTGGTGCCGCCGTTTTTTACTGGTATTTCATCCTCGATATGCCTGCATTTTAACGCGAAAAAGCCCCAGTGGGGACACTGAGGCTTGATCGTCAAAACCAAAACTAAAGGCCGCGCTTGCAGTCGCGTCAACACCCAACTAACTTAATTACCGTGAGTCCGTCACGGCGCGGAAATAGGAGAATATAAAATGTCCGAGGAATTAGAAAACTGGCTATCTTGGCGCGACCAGATGCGCCAAAAACATCGTGTAATGAACCTTGGGGAATACAGGGCATGGTGCTTTGCTGGTGATGCAATATCTTCCCCAACGTGCTCAAGCTCTTTCCCCGGTGGGCTTACAATAACTCTCGACAAGCCAGCAATCATTGGGAGGATCGAATAATAACCGCCACTGACCCGTGTGGCCCGGAATAGGAGATGATACCGTTCGGTAAAGCGCTTTAATTCGCCAAGTCTGGCGGGTTACTACAGGAGATGAAAGATGAAAATCATTGGGCTTGATTTGGCGAGTGGAGAAGATTTTACCGCCTATAGGGGGGTGAGGCTTCCTAGGGGTATGTCGCCTGAATTAGCCGACGAGCTGGAGCACAAATTATGTGCTTGGTATGACGAACAAGACCAGTTCCCCCTTGAATTTGGGATTGAGTTGTTCAAAACAATCGCCGCCTTCACATCTCCAAAATAGACCTAATGAGCCTGACATCAAGCCTTCTATACTCAATCGGCTTTCCAAGCGCCCGGTAATGATCAATGCTGTAGCTCATGCCGGGGGACAGGCCCAGATCACCGTAGGCCACGCAGGCTTCTGCATCGTCTCCCCAAGCCCATCCGGCCCTGATTCCTATGTGCCTAGCCAGTTCGTCCTCATCTTCATCTATAAGGCCCCAGTGGCTAGCATAGGGGGCTTCCCATCGCCTTCGGCAGTCGGCTAGGCAATGGCCCAGGTAAATGCGGTGCTGCTCCGTAGTGTGAACTTCAGTCGCCCTATATGGGGACTCAACCACCACCTTACGGAAAGGGAGAACAACAGTCACCTTATGCCCGTTTAGCGGATTGGGGATAGCGGGGGGTGTTAACACCTGTTTACACCTTGGCTGATTTGTTAACCGTGGGTTGAGCCCTTGCCCGGTCCATAAACAAAGATTCACCTCTGAAATACGGTATCCCATCCTGAACCGTGACAAGCTCAGGGGGCAGCAACCGGCCAGCCTTGAAGGTCAGCGAACCAAAGCCGGAACCCCAGTTCATCGGGTTGTCCTCGCCGTAGTCAAACTTGTCGGTTTCCGGCCCGAAGTCAGATAGCGTTCCAGTGTCCACGCCCCAGCGCCTGCCTCGGTAGTCAGTGATTGGAGTAACGCATGAGCGGTGCAGGTGATTTGTGACAATGGTTTTTCCGCCGTGTAGCGTGTTGTTCCATGCGGCGTGCAACCCATTCCGGAACCGGTGCTTCACCACAACATCATCATTGATATGGGTGGACCAAGCGAAATTCCATGCCGGGAAGTGGTCTTGAAGGTCCATTCCCTCAACCCGCACATATTCCGGCGCAACCGATGCCAGGCGGGCAGAGAACCGGGCGTCGTGGTTGCCCATGTTCCAGCACAGCTTGGCCTTGGGCGGGGCTGCCGCGGCAATCTCGCCCATCATTTCCTTGCAGAAGGCGAGCTCGTCGGCAACGTCAGGCAGCTTGGACCAGCCCTTGGGGGGGTGCCTGGAGATAGTCGGGCCGTCAAGCGCGTCCCCATTGAAAATGAGATATTGCGGCTGATACACATTAATAAAGCATATGAGGGCTTTATGCGCTACCGGCGCTTCACCCGGCCAATAGTGGCTATCTCCCCAAACTACGGCAATACCGTCTTTGATTGCCAGTTCTATACGCTGGCCAATCCGGTCAACATATTCTTTCGGTCTGCCCGTGGTTGAATTGGGGCCGGATGGGAGCAATACGCCAAGCCTGCCTTCAATGGCCTTCCGTCTATGGAATGTATTGCTTACCGTGAGGTCCAGGGCCTTGGCTATTTGCGTTGTTTGGCCATTGAATTTAAGCCATGTTTCAATGAAAATTTTGTCGGGCACCGGGGCCTTGGTCATTTCCCTCCCCTTTTCTTTTGACGCGCCATCCGGCGTTTCTTCAGGGGGCTTGGAATGGGCTTATAGTTTTTGCCTTTCATGGCTTTGTTGGCCTTTCGTTGCAGCCAAGCAACGGCCTCCGTAGTAAACTCCTCAATGGGTTCTATGAGTGGACTTTTGACAGTAGCCATAGATCACCTCTCAGTTTATAGTTCGTGTGCACGCGGAGAAATCATTATATTTCAGTGGCTTGTGGTAAAAATGGGGTCAAAAACCGCCATTTGCAGCCCGCGGTATCAATGTTCGTCTCGCTTGGGGCGCTTTCGCCAATTGTCCCAGTCCATCGCTTGACGAAAAGCCTGGTGCATCTTCTCCTCTATTTCAGGGGAGTTCCGCTTCATGATGATCGGGATTGCCTGCTTGATCATCCAAACAGCAAGCCGGGGCAAGTAGTCCGTTCGGGTTACGGAATACCAAATGCCCCCGGCAGCTACGGCAAAGAGGACTAAACCTCCAAGCCAGATCATTAGTAAAGTGTCTTGGCTGTGAAGAAGGTGCGGAATACAATCGTAATGAGCGACTGGATTGCAGTAATGCCAGCAAGAATCTGGACCTGCATTTCAGAAGAAATGTCCATTCCAAATACTGCGGCCACCATAGCCGCAAAGCTGATTGCCTGAGTCCAGTTGATCTTTGAGAGTAGTCCAGGGTTGATAGTCATTGTAGTATCCTTTCAGTTGGGGTTAAAATAATCCGCCAATTCTTTGTGAGATTTGACGCCAAGAGTTTTGAAGAATGGGCAAGATCGTCCGACCCAAACGCCGCCCCTCTCTCGGTCATTGCAGAAGCAGGGCGGCTCCATGGAACAACTGCCCCATAGGTCTAGAAAGTAATTCGCGTCGGGCTCCGTCTTTTCGACATAAAGATATGTTGTCTTAATGCCGTCCGTTATGCCCACGTATGAAGTGCCAATGTCTCGCATGAGTTAAAATGTAGTATCGTCAGGCGGTCTGGTTTTCTGGTCTATGCTTCCGCAAACAAGCCACGCGACGGCAAGCACGATAAAAACGCCGATCCAGAACCAGCCGAATTGATCGAGGCTCATTCGATTTTGACGCCGTTTTTGTCGTATTGGTAGATTATCGGGTTGATGATGTAGCCCATCGCTTCTTTTGCAAGCGCCAAGGATTCATAGCTGCCCATTGGGGCCCCGTTTTTTTCAAGGTTCCACTTTTTATCTAGGCGCTGTTGAATTTTGAAAACTGCGGTCATCAGTTCACCTGTGTAAGGCAATGGGTTACTTCGGAAGCGCGGCGGAAGCGCAGGCCCTTCAAGACCTTTCCGCTTGTGTTCGTGGTGAGGTCAAGCATCAGGTCAAACGCATCAATGTAGTTTTCGGCGTTGAGCAGCGGAAAAAGATTGGTCTTGTCGAGACGGCCCAACCCGTATTGGAAGCAGAGCGATGAAAGACCCTCAAACTGATACGTTGTCAGCGGTGCCTTAACCCGAACGTCAATGTAATGGGCTTGGCGATTTATGTCCCTGATGAGGATTAGCGTTCCTTCTTCTTCCGTGAATTCCATGTCCTCGGTTATCTTGAACGGCGGATTGTCGCCGTCCTCTTTGTGGCCATAGCAAATGCTGTAAACGAGTGAGCCATCACCGCGCATTCCGTCCGGGTAGCGCTTGGCCCGCCATGCTTCGGAGCGCTTCAGGTGCGGATAAAACGAGGGCCTTATAATTCTCTCGAAAGAGTGTTTTGAGCCAAAGACGTCTTCACGGAAGGCCATGGCCTAGCCCTCGAACGGCTTACTTTTTTTCGCCCACACGCGCCACGGGTGAAGCTCCACATGCGGCAGATCAATGAACGATTCATTGTAGGCGTTGCCGTCCCCGTTCCAGTCGCAGCCAAGCCGGATTGGAACATGCAGCTTTTGGGCAAGTGGCCGGATGATGTTCATCTGCATGTGCCGGAAGATTGCATGACCATCCCGGCCATCGTCTTTTGCGTCATCCCAGTCTATCGGGAGTGGCGCAATATCCAATGCAACGGCGGGTGCCCAGTTGTGGGCGGAATTGCCGAAGTGAACTTTTGTGTGGCCCTTCCTGAATGCGGCCTCCTGATCGGCCCGCCCACGCTGGCTTTGCAGGATGGTGAAGTCGAATTCAAGAATAGCCGCGTTCATCAGCTTTTGAAGAAGCGGATGGGCGCGGGACAGGCGTTCGGCGGCGGCTTCGCTGAATTTAGGCATCAGATACCCATCGTGGAGCCGCCGGGGGCTTCGCGGGCCGAGACAATCATGCCCTTGGCTTCTTCCATCAGCGCGAATTCGCCTGCGGCAACGGCTTCAAGTTCGGTAATTCGGCTCGCTTGCGCGGTGTTGGCGTCCGTGAGATTGGCGATTACGGCCTTTGCGTCGTTGAAATCCATGATAAGGTCTTTGATGAATGGCAAGAGTTCGTTCATTTTAAGTGCCATAGTTGTGTTCTCCTTCATAAGAGATTGAATTGTTGGGGTTGGGGTTGGGGGAACGGGGGTTTTGAAAAAGGAAAATATGTTCTTCATGGTTCAAACTCCTTGGGGGCCTGTGGCGGCGGGCGGCGCACTTCGGCTATCTCGGAAGGGTCATCGACAAGGTAGAATTCATCGCCTGACTGCTCACGCGCCCGCCAGGCGTCCTGCATTGATTCAACCCCTTCGGACCATGGGTAGGCATAGCTCACCGGAACACCGTCACGCATGACCCAGAGATAGACCAGGCGCTTTTCCTGATTGGGAACGAAGCCTATAATGGGCAGGCTGGCCATCTGCCGCCATTCGATTTCCAATGGCTTGGGCTGGCCCGCCGTCTCGAATGAAAGCGCAAACGCCCCGCCCGCAAGCATGACGAATACAGCTGTTGCAATGCCCTTGTGCCAGCTTTTAGGGACACACAGATAGGTGAAGGCCCCTAGCACGGCAACGAATGCGGCGACATAGGCGATGAATGTCATATCAATCCGTTCTGCCAAAGGGCCGTATAGAAGCCCAGTGCCGTGCCGATCCCAGATGAAATAGCAACACCGATAAGTTCGGCGATTGCCCACTTGATTTCTGTGGTCATTCCGGCCTCACAAGCGATTTGAATATGTGGTTGACCGAGCCGGGAACAACATTGCCCTGCCCGTCTATTGTAAAGCGTACCAGCGTGGTTTCTTCGCCCGTGCGGTATAGCGTGACAGTTTGCTTGACTATCTTCTGGCTGCCCTTCCCTGCGCTTGGATTGGCTGTGATGACGACTTCGCCCTCAACATTGACGGGGTAGAATTGAGGCCCGCCGCGATAGGCATGAATGTTAACTACGTAGTCGCCTGCTGGCAGGCCTCGTGCATAAGCGTTTTCGAAGTTTCTTTGCGCCGTATCTCCAGCCATTCCGAGATCATCGCGCAAGAGGTTCCAAATCTTACCGGAGAGTTTTCCGAAAAATACATGATCACCGCTGGGCGAAGAGAGGTGTGTGTCAATGTCAAGGTCAATGCCGTCCGGCCAGTAGACGTAAACGGAAATGTTTCCTGCGGTAACATCGTCATTGGTTTTCTCCGTTGCCTTGGTGTTCTTGATTTGAGTTACGAGAAGTGCAGTCAGCACCATGAAGCAGGCAAGCAAGGCCCACAAAAGGTCATTGAAAGTAAAAAGTGTGGCGACTAGGCCGTTATTCCTCCTGCTCATCGTACCAGCCAAGCAGCCTAAGGGACAATTCCAGCCAAAGATTGCAAGACAGCGCAATCAATGAAACGTAAAAAGCTATGCCGATTGAGCCGAGAAACAGCGCCGCGACTTGCGTGACATCGCCGCCAGACAGAATGCTTTTCGAGACTGAGGCCAGCGCCGCGAGAATGCCGACTTGCATTCCTATGACGGCTATTCGCACCATCTTGTCAGCGAGCCATGCCGCGTGAGCAAATTGCCTCATCCCGACTAGGATAATCCCCACACCGCCAAGGGCCGCGACAACCGCCGAGAACCAGCGCGAGTCACCCTCGAATGGCTTGATTAAGTAGCCCGACAGCCATAGCGCCACGAGGCCAGCGGCTAGGACGCATTGAATGACGACGAAACGGAGATAGAAAACCTTCAAGAATTTTTCCCTTCAATCTCAATTGGCAAATCTTCCCAAGCCTCTCCGGATGCAACAATGCAAGTCACGCCCTGCGGCGATGAAGATAGAACAGTCCATGTTCCGGATTTCGCGGCAAAGATTTCAACAAAGTTGTTGTTTGAGACAGCTATCACGCGCCGCGTTTCGCTGAACTTGTCGCCAAGGGCCTTGACCATCTTGGCATGATCGCCACAGGCGGCCTGCGCGTGGGCCAGTTTCGGGACAACGAACATCAGGCCAAGAGCAAGCAAAAGACCTGCGATAATCGTGATTGCATATTTCATGGGCGGCCTCGCTTCCTGTGGCTCCAGGGGTTGAACTTGCTCCTATGAACGTGTATATATATTTCACGGTCATATGCCTGTCAATACAAATGTTGGAGTAGTGGTGAATAAGGATGTAGTTATCCAAATCAGAGCCGACGAAGAGTTCTGGCGGCTTGTTGACGATTGGCGGCGGGTTCAGCCCGATCTGCCAACCAGATCAGAAGCCGTGCGCCGAATGGTTCGCTTGGCGGCGGAATCACTTGCCCCGAAACAAACGTGACCAGACCTGAATGCAAAGCCAGATCAAGCCCGCGATGGGCAGCAAAAGCGCCGCTATGGTTGAAACGTCTTGAAGCCATGGTAGCCACCATGGGCTTACTACAGCGAGCCCCGCCGCTGTGTTGGTGATGTAGTCGTTCATCAAGCCACCCCGTAAATCAGGCTTGCCAGAAGCCACCAGATCGTGAAGCGGCAACACTTGCTCCACCATTCCCCATCATCACGAAAAGCTTGAGACCAGAATCCCTTGGCCTTATGATACCAGGAGCCGTTGCTGATCTGGCTCAAGTCCGGCCTATGGGGGAGCCGTTCGCCGCCAATCAGCATCAGCGGGAAATCAATCGGGCTTGTGAAGATGAGAACGAACAGGGCTCGCATCAGAGCGCCTTTGAAACCAAAAGAACCGTGAGACATGCCGCTATGGGTGCCAATAGCCCCTTCCAGTCAAAGACGCCGCTTTCTTCCCATTGGGTCAATTCACGCCCGGTATAAACCGAGGCCCCAGCCACAAGGCCCATATCGAGGCCAAGGAACGGCCAAAGCACGACTGCAATTAATAGCGCAATGGCTATGTGGCACATCCAGTAATGGGGAAGCGGGCAGGTCATTTCACGCCCCAAACGAGGATTGAACCGGTTGAAAATGCCGCAGAGCCACCAGTAAGGCTAAACTGAATTGCATCAATGTTGCCGGTTCCGCCCGTCGCGTGCTTTAGCATTCCTACCGTGCCAATAAAACCGGTTACAGCGTTGGTTGGTCCCGTGGCCTCTCCAATAAAGGCGTTAATGACAGCACCATTCTGGACTATGGTTTGCAGGTTCCCAAGATTGGCAAAACCGTTAAGCTCATCGGTTGAAGCAGTTGCCGGGGTTATTGGCACAGCAGTGCCATAGTTTGTTCCATTATTTCCGGAAACTGCGAGATTAAGAGTTGTGGCAGCGCCTGCCGTAACCAGGTCTTGAACCTCAATATAAAGTGATCTGTAGTCTGAACTGATGTCGGTGACTGGTGCAGTTGTGCCGCTGGAGGGAGTGAGCGTTGAAATCAGCGTCATGCCGCCCGGAGCAAGCAGCACACCATCATCATAGACTGCGGTTGCGTTGATGGTGCCTGCGCCCTGATCGCCGCCAGTCGCTCCCTCAACCCAAACGCCCGCGCCGATGCTAAGTCTAACATCTGCGGCCCCGGCGACATATCCCAAAAATTGCATAACGCCATCTTCGGCGGCGTTGGTGGCTGTCTTTATAAAGCCCCGAAGCCATGTATAATTCACAGTGGCGGCAGTAGATGTTCTGCCCCTGAAATATATTGGGGCTAAAACATCGCTGGCGTCGGGGGATGCCGAGAAGCGGTCTAATATAAGTTCGGGGCCGGGGTCTGCAGTCGCATTCGTCGATGTAATTGTCGTATCGCCGGTCGTGTCGGCAATGGTTACAGCGCTGTTCTGAACAATCTTGCCGGTCGTGCTGTCAAAGCGGGCAACGGCATTATCGGTTGCCGAAGCGGGGCCGACAACATCGCCAAGCGATGAACTGCTGTTGCCCCGGTTCAGCCAGATCATGTCTGTGCCGTTGTAGGCAACCGTAATGAATGAGCCGCTTCCAATGTCGCCAGACGCAAGAACCGTCATGGTTCCGGCAACGTCTTTCTTGATGGTCTTTGCACCAAGGGTGTTGATATTGACGGTCGCATCGCCGGTGTTGGCGAAGTTGGTTATGAAGGAATAAACCTGGCCCGTGCGATAGGCGGCGGGGGCTACGGTATAGGCAACCACGTAAGCGTTTGCGCTGCCAGAGCTGGTGACGGCAAAGCTGCGGTTTTGCCATTCACGGGCAATCGCGCCCTGTAAACAGCGGCCCGCGTCATCAAGGGTTGAGGGCGCTGCGCTACCCAGCCATGACGGGCACGTTCCGGAACCATTGCTGGCATCAGTCGGCGATATGACCGACGTGTTGCCAAGATCAGCAGCAGACCAAGCCCAATTGCCAACAAACAGGGCGGCGCACAGAAGCAGGACTGAGGCGGAAAATTTGTCGCGGTTAATTTTCATGGCTTACTTTCCCTCAAGCGATTTGACGCGCCGCCAAAGTGCAAAAACAGCGAAAGAAAGGACAACGATTGCCACGCAAGAGACGGCAAAAAGCGGCGTCAACACCGCAAACCCGTCAATGCTATTCGTAGTTTCGTAGATGCCATATCCGCCACTAACGGCTCCTATGCCGCCTGCGGTTTTGCCTGTGTGTTTCATGGGTTAAGGCTCCGTTTGATTTTCGGATTGGGATTTGCTAGGGTGGGGGTATGAACTTTAGAATGTTGTTCTGGGCTATCGTTCTTATCGCGTGGCTGATCGCGGCCCCGATTGGCCTTATCCTTGCGGCAAACATTTTCAGGCTTGGTATGGTGGAGGGCTTCGAGCTTTACGGAGAGGTCTTTACGCTTATCTCTGCCCTCGGTTTGTTGCCCGTTCTTTTAGGTATTGCGTCCCTATTTGATAAGGCAGAACGGGAGAACCAAGAAGACCAGAAATGGCCTTAGCCTTAGCGGCATTCTGCGGCGATTGCCTGCCAATGGTTTGAAGTGTGCCGAGAAGGCCGCGAGCGTTTGCCCCACGGGGGCCAGTGAGAGCCCCGGTCAACTCCTGATAAATCTTATCTTCCGCCGCCTGCTTTGCCGCTGGTGTTCCGCCTAGCAAATTCTGAATCACGCGCTTTCCTGCGTTGATTGGCTGTCCGGACTTGATGGCGTTCCAAACGCCCTCATCGGTCAACTCGCGGACGGTCCTATCCATTTCTAGGCGGGCGAATGTCTTGGAGTTCTGGGCAACGCCAGCGCGGAGATCAAGTGCCGTTGCAGCACGGTCAATCGCCTTGAACAATCTGTCAGCAGCCTGATTGCCAATAAGTGCAGTGATCTTCTCATGGTTCGCACGGCTGGAAAGCGTCTTGACGGCTGCGATTGCTTCCCGCGCGTCCATGTTTCCGTCTGTAACGGCACGGCTGACTTGCGCAAGTTTTTCGTCAATGAACGAGCGGGCACCCTGCATTGCGCTTTGGCGCTCCGCTTGTGACATGCCTTGCAAGCCCATTTGCACTTCATCGCGTGTGGTGCCTGCCGACAATAGTTTCGTGCCGAACTGCAAGGCGTTACGCGCTGCTATTGGCTCTGCCGCCGTATCGAGAGCTACCTTATAGGCCGGAACAGCGCTTTTAGCAGCACCCCGCAATTCGCGGGAAAGGTTTTGATATGATCTGCCTACGGCAGTCTGTCCTCCAAGCGCACCGGCACCGTCGCCAACTTCGGCCAGATCATTCAGGGCGCGGGTTAGATAGTCCAATTGCATCACATCCGGGTGGCCAGTATGGGTGATGCCGTTCTGCGTTATCGTGGTTTTGAAATTCCTGGCATCAAAGCCCTCAAGCTTCATAAGCTGATTTGCCTTGTCTATCGCGCTCTGAGGAACGCGCTTCATCAGGTCGATAATCTTTTTCCCTTCTGGGGCGAGATAATCAATGGGTTCATCATAGGCCGCTTTATAGGCGCTATTTCTGGCGGCGGCGGTTGAATCCCTGATGCCCTTCTCAACCGTCTTGAGGCCTTGTGGCCTGCCAAGCGTTCTGTTCAATGCGCTGCCGACAACATCATTTGCGCGGCCTGCGCGGCGCTCTACGGCTTCGGACGCGGCGCGGCCGGCAGGTCCGCTTTTCTGAATTGTCGTATCGAGCAACCCGCGAGCACTTGGTCCGGCATCGGCAAGCATTGCATCGGGGCCAGCTGCCCTTAGCCGTTGTGCACCAGCACCGCTTAACGACTGATCGGCGTCCATGGCGCGAGTGAGAATTTCATAGGAAGGCTTTGAAAGCCCCGCCTGCTTTGCCTGCTTGGCAATGTTGTATTGGTCCAGAACCCAATTTGAACCACGACGAATGCCCTCTTGGGCAAACGGCATAAGTCCGCCCACCGTTGCGCCAAGGCCAGCTCCAAGCTGGCCCCGCGACTTGGCATTGGCCATGCGGCCTTCAGGATCAGTCCCGGCCCCATATCCAGAAACCGCGCCTTCCGCGCCGCCCAATAGGCCGCCAACGCCCGCACCATAGCCGACGCGCGCACCCATAGTCGCAGGCGCATAGGATGTTATCGCAGCGGGGGCCGCCGCCAAACCTACCGCTGAACCCGTTATGCCGCCGCCTATCTTAAGGCCAAGTGCCGTTTTCGGGTTCTGCTGGGCAAATGCTTCTTGCCCGCCGCGAATGGCCCCAGTGGCCGTTTCTGCGCTGTTGTCGCTTATATACGGCGCAGCCGCGCCCGCAGCTTCATCAAAGTATTCACCAAGGAACGGAACACCTTGCAGAAAGGTTGACGCTGCGGCTGCGTAGGGGTGATTTGCAGCCCAAAGCTCGCCAGTTGTGGACAAGCCTTTCTTGCCGGGAATTGTGGAACTGAAGGCGGCGTCTTTAGAGCCGCTCATTTTCACAATTTCGTCCGCAAGAATGCGGGCCGATGCAGTGTCCCCAGCAGCGTCAGCGTTTTTCAGGGCGTCCTCAAGGTCTTTAAGGCTTGCCACTTACTTGCTCCTGTATTTGTTCACGAGGTCATCAATGGCCGGGCTTGATACTGACGAACCGCTGGTCGCCATATATTGTTTCCAGCCAATGAACGGATCGGGGATTCTTGAAATCTGTTCACGGATTGCAGCCGCCTTGTTGGTGACTGACGGATTTGAGGCAACATCGGCAATCACATTGCTGACGGCAATCTGATAGTCGGCATAGCTTTCCATCGTGTTCGTGATGATTTCGTTTGCACCCGGCTTGTTCCACAGGCTGGGCAGGCTTTCTGCGAATTTCCGCGCGTCAAAGTCAGACGTAGTGCCGGAACCCGGAACCCGTTGTTTGGGAACAAGGCCCGCAATAATCGCCTGCGCTGCTACGATGTCACTTGCACCTTCCGGCACTAAGCCGGGGGGTAAATATGGAGCAGCCGCAGCGGCCAATCCGTCAAGAGCGCCGCCCCGACCCTTCATCAAGACCCTGAGTTGTTGTGTGGCCGTTTTGGTCGCCATGGCATTCTGGCCGGTTTCCATCTGCGATACATAAACGCCAGCAACGCCCTTGGACAATTCCTTGTCAAAGTTTCCGTCACTGCCGCCGATGCTGATGCTGTTAGCGCCGGACTTGCGAATTGCCTGCTCATATTCCAATGAACTCATTGGCTGGCGTCCGGCTGCCCGTTCGCCCTGGGCATAGTATTCATAGTTTTGAATGTCAGAAGTTGGCTTGGGTGGGGCCTGCGGCACACTGGCAATTGGCCTTCCCGTTGCATCGAAGCGCTGCTGGCCCTCGCCAAGGGTGAAGCCCTCTGCGCCGCTCTGAGATTGCAACCAGTGCTTTGCGCCCTCTTCGGGGAAAGCGCGATAAAACTCCTGAACATTTTCCGGCTGGCCATCAATCCACTGCATGATGGCCGCCTTCTTGCGCTCTTTCTCCCTCTGTTCGTTTTGCTGGTTTTCAAGCTGCTGATAGCCATAGGCGTCTTGCTGATATTGCTGGCCTGCCTGCTGTGCGCCTTGCAGACCGCCTGCCAAGCTGTTGCCCAGCACTTCGCCGGTCGAGCCCTTGCCGTTTTGAAGCATGGCAATTCCGGCCTGGAGCAAGCCCTGCTTTAGCTGCTGGTTGCGCATCTGCTTTGGATCGTAGTATTTTCCAAGCAGGCCAGCGGGAGGCTGTGCGCCGAATGTGCCGCCGAAGCCGCCTAATCCGAGAAGTCCGGGCATGTGAATCTCCTACAGGAAAAGGCCAGCCGCGCCCAAGCCAAGGCCGCCTAACTGTGACCATATCGAGGGCTGCTGATAGGGCTGTGTGCTCGTTGTCATGCCGCCATAGTTGCCGCCGACAAGGCCGGAATACTGCTGCAATTTATTTGCAGGCAAATCCTGGTAATAATTGAACCTGTTAACCGCATCGCCCAATTCATTCTGGGCAAGGTTCTGTCTCTGCTGGCCTATGCCTTGCAGCGCATTGATGTCTTGCCAGTCTTGGTCAGCAAACATCTTGGAGCGGTTTGCAGCCGCGTCCATCTGGCCAAGGCCGTATTGCCTCATTTGTGTTGCATAGGGAGCCCATGCTTCCGTCATTCCGCGAGCCGCTGTGTCGGCATGGAGCCCTGATCCGCTGCGCCCTGCACCCATGAATTGAGAATTGACGCTTGGCATAATGCGTTGCTGAATGTTGGCAAACATCGCATCTTCATTCGGGTCATTCAGATACTGCCCGCGCAATACATCGCTGTTGTAGCCTTCAGCCAAATCCATGCCCGCATTGCCCTGCGTGGCGCGTTCCGTGCCCATGCCGAATGCGGAAATCTGTTCGGGTGAAAACCCGGCAACGGTTGACTGCGGGAAGTATGATGGCCCCGGCGCATTGAACTGCTGCTGGGCTTGGCTCATAACATCCTTGATGAACGGCTGTTGCGCGGCCCATGGCTCGGTATTGGATGTTGACCTTGCGGTTTCTGTTTTGCTGCCCATTTCAAAGCGCCTTTTCTAGAACAACGAATTTCGTTTGGTAGCCCTTGGGGGCGAGCACCCGCGCCCAACCTGGCCTGCATTTTTCGTAGCGCATCGCTACGCAATCATTTGAAAGTGCCCACGCCTCAATCATGCCGAGATCAGTTATCCAATCGTCCATGCCAACCCCGCCGATTGAAATGACGTTGCAGATTTTTCTTCCGGCAAGAATGACGTTTTCGGTTACGCAGGCGGCGACAATCTTCTCATTTGTCTTGGCGACCCAAAGCGCACATTCGCGCCGCATCAGGCGGGCGAACAGGTCTTCCATGTCGCCGCCTTCCATAAGGCCGCTATGAATGAACTTGGCGACTTGCGGCCATGTTTGCGGGACTTCGCGGCTATGAATGCCGGTAATGAGGGTCATCCTAGCGCGGCGAACTGGAAGGTCTTATCTGCGTTTGCATTGTTCGGGTGCGTGATAGTCCATGAGTCGGTCCCGCGATTGGCCGTCAACACGTACATGCCCCCGCCATAAAGATCGGCGGCGGCATTGGCCGTGCGTGGGTCAAAGATCACAACCGACTGATTAGAGAGCCCCTTGCGGTTTAGAACGGTTGTCGCCTCACCGGCCCTGAGAGTGATTTCCCCCGTGCATTCAATTTTCCCGAGCCGCATACTATGCAGTGCGTCCCAAAGCCGCCTTGTGTAGGAATTAACGTCGCTGAAATTCGAGAAGGTTCTGGGCTGCGGAAGGTGAAAAAACGGATGTATTGTCATTTAACCCAAACTCTGCTATGGTTTTTATGCTGTGACGGGGTACAGGCAAGCATGACCGAACCAGACGTGGCCAGGATGCCCCTTGCACGTCACAGCGCTCACGGATTAGCCAGCGCTTCACCCGGCGCTTCCTTGGCGAGTGCTTTCAGCAGTTCAGGCAAATTTCTCTTGCGTTCGTCTTCTTTGGCTTTCAGCGCTTCGCCACGCCTTTTGACATCGGCAATCTGTTCCGCCGTATAGCCCCATACTGGAACGCCAACAGCGGCAAGGGCCTGACGCCATGCGTCGAAAGCTATTCCATTTGTCTCATTGAGCGGAATATCAAGCCCAGTCTGGGCATTCAGAAACCCGTGCAAGTCATCGCTTGTGATATTCTCATCAAGTGATTGGAAATGAGCCCGCATCATCGGGAGGATTTGGCGGCGGTCCCGCTTAACGTCCATCATGCGGCAATTCTTCCTGTGCTGAGCAGTTTAAGAATTTCCTGCTGACGGGCTGGGCTTGCCGTTCTAAATTCCTGAAGCAATGCCTGGTGCTCGTTCGCGCCCTGCCCCGCTCCTGCTGTTGCCGGGAATAGTCCTGGAGCGGGCGCGGATGGCTGCCATATCGGCCCGCCTGCGCCGGTAGGCGGATTTGCCCAGCCTTGCGTATATTGCGGATAGAACCATTGGGCTGGGGGCGGGGCTGCCGGCGCGGCGGGGCTTGTGGGGGTTACGGGGGCCGATGGAGACGGTGGCGGTGCGCCCGGAACGCCGGTTCCACGTCCGCCCATCACATCGCCAGCAGCGCCTGTTCTTGATGGATCGCCGCGTTTGTTGGCCAAGCCCTCGCCACCGGGCAGGAAGTTCATGATCCCCACTGCCATCTGGGCAAGTTTACCGGCCCGTTCAAAGCCGCCGTATTTGGCAACCTGTTCCTGTGTCGGCTGGACGAGGTTTTGATCGACATAGTTGACGGCTTCCGCGCCTTTTTGATAAAGGCTGTCCCAGAAGCCCGCGCCCTGTTCCGGGGCTGGCGGCTGTGGCGTGGGAGGGGCTACGGCTGGGCTGATGCTTGCCGTTTGCGTTGGGGGGCTGGCGGCTGGCGGCTGTGCCCTGAGTGAGGCCACCTGTCCGGCTGTCGGTTCTGCGTTGCCAAAGACATGATCACCAAGCGGGGAAAACCCCGGGCCGCCCCATTTCGGATTGGAAACTTGGGGGTTGTAAAAATGCGTTGCATTCTTGATCGCCGCTGGCTGCGTGGTATTGAACAGGCTGTTGGTCGACGCCGCACCTGCCATTGAAGCGATGCCCTCACCAAGGGCGTCCGTGCCAAGCTGGGCTCCCTGGAACGCGCTGTTGGGCGTGGTTCCCTTCCTCATGCCGGTGGCATCGTATTGCCCCATGAGGGAGTTTATGTCGCCGCCGCCCATATAGCCGTATTTGTCTGGGTCAGATGCGGCCAAAGACATGCGATTGAGCATGGTATTGCCTACCGCTGTTTGCCCCATTGGGCCTTGATTGCCAGCTTCGCCAGCAATGGTCTGTGACAGCTTTTGCAAGTCGGACGGGCTCATGGGAAACCCACCTTCAGACATGGCCCCTGCAAGGGTTCCTATGGTGCGCTGCTGTGATAATGGGCTAGCCCCCGGCATAACGCCAGCCACGGAACCCGGGCCTCTTGAAACAGCCAACGCCCGTCTTTCCAGCGCGGCTTGGTCTTGCGCTGCTTGCGACGGAGAAACCAGCCCGTCAATCCCTGTTGGCGCATAGCCCGGGTTTAATTTATCTTCATCCGTCTTGTCGTTGAAGGCATTTTGAAACATGAAGTCCGTTTGTCGTGTTTGACTGGGCAGAGCGTTTGGAAGGTAGCCCTGCAATGTGCCGGGGCCACGGCTTATGGCGGCAACCCGCGCCTGTGTCGGGGTGATGCCCATATTCAGCCCCTGTTGCTGCGGTGCCATCTGATTGACATTCGGCGGGCTGCGGTATTTCGAGTATTGGTCTGCCATATAGGCATTGCGCGTCAGGTCTTCGGCTGGTTCCTGCGGACTGCGGTACTGGCTGTATTGGTCCTTGAGCATTGCCGAACGGGCGCGATCCTGCGCCTTTTGCATCAGCGGGCTCACCTGATTGACAACGGAGCCAAGCAGGTTCGTGTTTATGCCGCCGAACATGCCGCCCGGTGAGGTCGGATAGCTGGTTTTGGTTCCGCTAAGAAGGCCTTTGGACGACGGGCCAAAACTGTTCATTGATCCCTGTGAGTTGGTCTTGACCTTGTTCGTATTTATCCCGCCGAAAAAGCTGCTGTTATTATTGTTGGACGAACCAAAGCTGTTTGAACTGCTCTTTGAGCTGGTCTTGACCGTTGATGTGTTGATTCCGCCAAAGCTGTTTGATTTGGCTTTGCTGGCGTTCATGCTGGCCTGGTTAGCGGCCTTCTGTTTTGAACTTGGAGGTGCGGGCATTATCTTGACCCCATGGCTTTGAATTTTATGTCGTCAAGGCCCGTGGCATGAACCCACGTATCGCCTGCTGGAATTGTCATGACCGCCCGGTGATAGCGGGCCTTGCGGCGCACGTTGCAAACCCCGTTGGAATTCGCCGCTACGGTGCTGCCCGTGCTGTGCGCGTCCTGCAAACGGTCGCGGTATTTAATGGCAACTGAAGGTGTTACGCTTGAGCCCTCAACCATTGGCCGCAGGCTTTGCAACAGGGATTTCTTGCCTGGAACAAGCTGTGTGTCGCTCGTCTCAATCGTCGCGGCAAGGCTTGTGCCGGTATAGAAGCCCTGTTCATGATCGGTGTTAAAGGCGGCGGGAAGCAAGTGGCCTTGGCCCGCCCAAAATGAACTGTCAACGGGGTATGGAAGGCCGTCAATCGTTCCTGACGCCGCGTCCATTCCGTCAATTGTGTATGTAGTCTGCGTTGCCGCGATGTAGATAATCTCATGTTCATGGGCAATTTTTGACCATTGCCCGGTGGGCCAGTGATAGGCCCAGATGGAGTCGGGCGTTCCCGATGATGCGCTCCCCGAAGGAAAGCCGATGAGATAGAGTTTCCGCACTGGATCAATTGCGCTTGAAACCCTGTGCCGGTAATTCGCATCGAGTGTGTCGGCAAACTCAAGATCAACCTTGCCGTCGCCTATCGGGATGATTTCCGAGCCGCCACGGATCATATAAAACCCGTCGGGGGCTTTCCAGAAAATCAGATTTTCATAAGCCGCTATGGAGCGCTCCAGATCGCAGCCAAGGAAGTTTGCAATCTTGTCGAAACGGAACGCGGTGGGCGGGCCTTCAAAGGCCATGCGCCAGATGCCGCGCTCAAGAAGCACAATGCCGAACTCACCCCCGACAAAGCCCATAATCTGCCCGCCGTCCTGGAAATCCTGGGAATCCGAAAGCGTCGTGGCGCTTGCCGCCCAATCGGCAATATCGCTGATTGCGGACCAGGTAAGACGGTGACGGGCTGTGCTGTGACGGGCCAGAACGCCGAATTCACGAATGACCCCAAAGAATGACGCGGTGGGGGGCGATCCGGCAAGCAGGGCGAAAGCGGCACTTACGTCCATCTGGTAGTATTGCGGAACGTCAACGCCGTCAGTGGCAATCACATAGTCACCAAAGCTCCCGAAGTCCCACCAGCCGTCAGATGCTACCGCATAATCACCGCCAGCCGCCCTTGATATGTCGGTCCATGACAGGCCGTCACTGGCTTCAAGATAGAGGTTGGTTACATCGCCGCAGAAATTGAAAATCGTGCCCTGCAAGCCGCGTGTGGTAAATGCGCCCTGCGCCCGTGCCGTTATGGCCGAAGTCACATTGAAGAATGACGGAAATGGCCGAGGGCCGGTAACGCTTGGCACGACATTGTTAACGTCTTGGCACCTTATAAAGCCGGTGGCCTTAATTTCGCCAATTGATTGAAATACCGCCTTGTCGGGCTCCCAAGGGCCAAAGTTGATCATACAACCATTGCAGGCCGCATGATAAGCGGGCCAGCTCCATATCTGTCTGATTTGTCGCTGCGTGAAACGCCCTTGCAGGCCGCGCTATAGTTGGTATGCCACTTGAGAGCGCCTTCATCATCGCCGAGATAAAGTGCGGCCTCAAGCAATGCGCCGTAGAGATAAACGCTGGGGGCGCGGCGGAATAGCTCATTCAGTTCAGTCGAGAGCGCGGCGAATCTGCGGTAATAGATACCCTGAATAAACCGTGTGCTGTCGGGTGGCGAAATAAACCGTATGCAATCTTCTTCGATAGTATAGCCACGCACTGTGCCGGATGAATTCCGCCCTTCCATGCCGTTCATCGCCCCGCCGGAAATGAACTCAAGCTGGCGGTCTTTGGTCGCGTTGTCATAGATGCTTTTGAAGCCAAGATACCGGGTAGGCAGTGGGGCCGAGCCGATCCCCGGCATTCGCTTGTAATAGGTGCCGTCGTGGTAGACGGCATACTGTGCGCCAAGAGTAATGTCCGCCGCTTCCAGCGCGTCATTGTTGACGCCCTTGCGGATGGCCACAGCGCTGCCACCGGTAGGCTGCAAGGTCATGGCCCCCGTGTTAGTGAAACCGGCAACGAAATTAAGGCCAAGGCCAAGGGCTACCGTAGGTGCCGTCATGGTCAAGGTCTGCGCATCGGCGCTGCCGCCTGATGTGCCGCCGTCCTGACCCGCCTCAAGCCTGATAGTGAACGCCTGTTCCATCGCCCGGATACGGAGCGCCGGGGAATAGAACTGTTGCCCCGGCTCGCCATAGCCGTAATGAATGCGCTGCTCTGCAAGAGTGACCCATTCGTCGTCACGATCCGTAACTATCGAGGTTGTGTCATCCTCATAGTTCTGGACAGCCGACAATAGTTCAGCGTAGGTGGAAATCGCCAAGGCAATTCTCCTGAATTGGGGGTTTGGGCAGGCCGCCGGTTAAGACAAGCCCGCCCGCCCCTAAGCGCTACACAGTGGAGGAGCCGGAGCGCGAACTCTTAGCGTTCACGCCAGAAGTGGATATAGTCCACGGTCAGCACTTCAGCCCCCGTGGCCCCGGCCTGTACGCCGAAGCTCATGGTCAATTCAACTGCGGTCGGCGTTGCGGTAATTGAACCGCCGACAACATCGTCGATGGCATAGGTGATGGTTGTGGCACCGTCATAGTAAAAGGCCAGTTTCACATAAGTGCTGGCAACCATTGTATGAACGCCGGTCGATGCGGTATCAGCGCTGCCCGACATGCTGTGAAAATCAAGCAGCGCATCGCCATCGTCTTTTTGGAAGTACACGCCATCCGCAACGGCAAGCGGCGTGGTATCGCGGACCTGCAAGCCCACGACAAAGTCCGATTGCGTGATTTCACCGATATGGAGCCGCGTCTCGAAATACGCTTCTTTGCCGGAAGCGAAAGTAAATATCTCGCCGACCGATTGCAAATGCGCCGCATCGTCTTCCGTGGTGAGCGTGGTCAGAACCAGTTCGCCGCCGTTGGCATCGGCAAGGGCCTGTGTCGAGTCGCTGACTTCGGTAACAACCCAATCGCCGGCGGTGTATTTGAAGAAGTCGTCAAACCACTGATAGTCACGCTGTGGCACGGGCATTGTGAGCTTATCGCGCCCGCGCATCCAGTGGCTGTTGGGCAGGTTGTTAAACCCGTCGGGGAAGGCTTGTGTCGTGGCATAGGCAACGCCTGTGGCCATAACGAGTGCGGCGCTTGCCGCAAGTAAGCGTTTTTTCATGTCAGTAATTCTCCACAGGAGTTATGTTAAGGGCCACATCGGCGGAGCCGAAGCGGATATGCGCGATGTGTGAGTAGCCGGAAACGTCCAGAATGAGCGGCTGCTCTTTCGAGACGGGAATTCCGGTGCTTGAGGTAATAACCGTGCTGCCGTTTTGAACCGGCAACACGGCAGCGGTTTCCGATGCGGTCAAGGCCCGCACCGAAACCATTTTTGCTTTGACGCCAGCGCTGTCATTGGGGATGGTGGTGGTTGAAGATGCCGCCCCCGCCGTAGCCCTGACGCCTGCTGCAATCTTTAGGTGGGGATAGGAGCGCATGTTCATCTATCCTTAGTAAGCCGTATAGACGGTGCAGACGAACGGCACGTTGGCGGTTGTAATATCGGAGGCGCTCGCAACAGCGACCGCAAAGGTAGCGCCTGAGGCAATGATCGTTGTGCTTGGCGTACCCGTAGCCGTTCCCTGCGTGACGTTATCCGCAATGGTGGCGACTGCCGAGGGGACGGTGGCCGCTGCTGCGCTGCGTGTCGTAAAGGTCAGTTCCGCGCCAGGGTCCAGGCTGATGCAATCCATACCAAGGATATGGAATGCCGTGGCGACATAAGCCGGTTCATCAGCCGTGGCTTCTGTGACGTTACCCACCGCCGTAGTATCACATTCGCGGGCAAGGCCAACGGTGGCCGAAGTTACGTTAATCGACTGCGGCCCATAATAGACCGTGTTGGCGTTGACCGTTGTGGCGTCGCCGCAAACAGTGAATGAGCCGCGACTGGGGAACTTCAGGGCTTCTTCGCTCAACGCAACAGTGTCAACCGTGATTGTGCCGTCAAAATCAACCGCGCCGTCAAAGTTTGCGGTCCCGTCAAATTCGGAAATGCCCTCAACGTAGAGGTCTTCGCCGTTGATGGTTTCGCCCGGTGTGCCATTACCGATAAAGGCATTACCGGTCAGAACTTGCAAGCCATCGCCAGCAACAGTGGTGACCGTCAGATTGCCCGCGTCAACCTTGCCAAGCACTGCGGTTTCATTCGTCGCGTCCTGGAAAGTAAGGTCGGGCGATGCGGTTGTGCCGTCATCAAGAGTAACGCCGGAACCGGACGAAATGCCCAAATCCCAGCCGGTGCCGATAACGATGGCGTTTTCAGCACCGCCAGTGCCGGTCATCGCGCCGATATTGATACCGTTGGTCGTAACCGACGCGTCACCCGTGATTGCATCAATCTGCAAGCCGGTGACAACATTTGTGCCGCCCGTTGCATTGCCGATGCCGATATCCATGGTCAGCGCGTTGTGGGTGTTGGTGCCAGTGGTATCAACCGGGCTGTTGAGAACGATCTCCCAACTGTCATTGGTTGCCGCACTATCCGCCGCCGTAGTGGCCGGGGTGAAGTCGAGAACGCCAAGGCTTGACCAGCACCATGCTTCGGTTGCGGTCAATCCGCTGGTGAATTCCCAGCACATGCCGCCTGTGTCATTCTGCTTAGCGTTTACCCCTGCCCACGCAACAGCTGAGGCAAGGCCGAGTGCCGCCACTGAGGCGAGCAAGAGTTTGGTTTTCATTGTATGGTTTCCTTAGATTGGTTTACAGTTGTCGGTGCGGAAATGCCGGAATTCCGGCGCTTCCAGGAGGCGCTTGAATGCCTCCGCGTGGTCTTCATTGAACACATCAACGCCATAGATTTTCTTCCAGAGTTCGATCATGTGGAGAGGGACACTCGCCACATGCTTCAGCTCACGGGATTTCCCGTAGCCGTTGCTTCCGTCATTCTGGAGGGTCTGGTTCCAGTCCGTATTGGCCTGGAGATCGGCGCATATGGTCTGAATGTAGTTCTTGCCGTCTACCTTCACCATCTTTTGGATCGTACCGGAGAACGGGTCCACGTCGATGATGGGGTAGAGCAGTTCGTCTACTTTTTCAGGTTTGGTTTCCATGGCTGCCTTGCCTTTTCCAGCTTGTAGAGAAGCTCAAAATCGGCTTCGCTCAGGTCCACAACATCGCCCTTGAACAGGCGAAGATTGTTGGAGGCCCATACGCGCCCGGTGATTTCCGCCCTGATAAAGCCTTCTTTCACTTCGCCTTTTGCTTCAAACAGCGGGCGGGCATCTTCTGGCTTGGGTGGTTCTCTGTGTTTAAGTCCGGCCATTTTAACTCCTGTGTTATGAGAAAGGACGGAGATACGATCCCCGCCCTCTAGTTGGTGTTTGGTCATTATGAAGTGGTCAGGTCCGCTACAACGCCCAATGCGGCCTCGTTGCCGATGACCAAGGTGTATTCAGCGAGAAGCTGAACGCGATCCGAGTCGCCGGTCTTGGCAAGCTTGTGGGTCTGGAACGGACGGAGATAACCGACCTTGGTATACTCAGGGTCGATAATCAGCGCCGAACGCGAACGGCTAAAGCGGTTGGGCACAATCTTGAGCGTGCCGAAGTCCGACTTGTAGATGTCGATTGCCGCAAAGAGCTTTTCGCCCTTGGCGTCAACCTGGCGTGTTGCATTGCCGGTGAAAGTGGACATCACCTGCTTGTTGAACGAACCGACCATAACCGTCTTTGGCTCTGCGCCGGATTCGAAGCATTCGCGGATGACTTCCTTCAGCTGGGCCTCGGTAAAGGCCCGCTGCGTGCCGTCCGTAGCGGCAACCGTATTGCCGGATGAGAATCCGCCATCGGAACCGCCCGCGCCACGGCTTTCGTTCGCTTCGATCCACGATTCATAGCCGCCAAGCTCGCGCGCTGTCGTGGCATTGCCCGTGACTGAAGCGTTATTGCTGGTCAGCAGGCTTTCCATGTCGCGCTTAAGCTCTTTGCCGTTCTTGGCAATGAGATAGTCAAGTTCGTCGCCACGGCCAGCCGAATCGACTGAACGAGCCGTTCCGGAAACCACGATGACCTTATCGGAGATGTTGCAGCGATTGCTTACGCGGATCGTTGCGACCTGCGCGTCGGTTGTGGCGTCATCGCCTTCGATTACGTGATTGGTTGCAGATGCCGCACCAAGCACGTCGGTTTGCCATTCATGCAAGACCTGCTTGCACTTTACGCGGCCAGCGGCGGTCATGAACGGGGTTGCTGTGGGGGAAATATCGTAGATGATATCTTCGAGGTCTTCCTTGATGCCGATCATGTCGAAGGCATCAAAGGTATTAGTGGGTTGTGTCATTGGAGTGAGCCCTAAAGATTAGGCCCGACGTGCTCCTGATAACCGTGCGCGAATGCGGGCTGCCGCATCGTCAACGGAGCCGGAACGTTGGGCGCGTTGATCAATGGCAGCAATCTTGTCATCGGCGGCTCCTGCACTACTTCCCATTCCAGGCTTCATCACCTTTGGCACCGTTCGGAGATGGCCTGCGATGGCCACCTTTCCGTCCGGCGTTGGGGGTGTTTTGGGCATAGCGGCTCTCGCCTTCTCTGCCCTGTGAAACCTCATCGCATCATCAACAATTTCAATTTCTTCAAACGACAGACGCATAATCCGTTCATCCGGAATTTTTTTGCCCCGGAGATAGTTGGACACTTCCGCATCGTATCGTTCAAACTTGGCCGGGTCTTTGAGTTCCGGCTTCCATTCGATGATTTGCGTGTTGCGCGTTGAGATATGCTCTTGCAATCGCGCGTTTTCCTCTTGCTCGGCACTCTGCGCTAGCTGCCTTTCGGCCTGCGCTAGTTGCTGGAAAGAGGTCTGGAACGCCTGATAACGGCCCCATCTTGTCGGGTCCTGGGCAAGGCGGAACAAGTCCATCCTGCCATCGCCCAAATCAGCAAACTCATGCTGAAAAGCTGTGACCATCGGGTGTTTGTAGTGCTGGAGAGCAGACTGTAGATGCTGCCGTTCCTGTGCCGCCTGGTCTGCAATGGCTTTCGCCTCGCGGACTGCGGCCTGGTGTTCATTTTGCCTACGTGACTCTGCGGCTTGCGAGCCCTTCTCGCGGCGGAGGATTGCTTCCTGTCGCGCGGGTTCAAGGGTATCAAACCAAGCCTTGTCTTCGGCTGTCCAGCCATGGGGAGCATCGATAGTCGGTTGTCCGGTATCGTCGCCTTCCTCTGGCGTAGCGTCGTGCGCATCATCTTGCGCATCGGGCATTTCTTCGGAAGTATCAACGGTCGCTACAGTGGCAGCGGGTTCGGTGACTTCCGGTTTAATCTTGGGTTCTGGGGCCGCTTCGGTGCGGGCTTCATGCATTTGGGCTACTGCGGCCTCAATAGAGCCGTCGTTTGTGCCTTCATCGGCCATTATTTTTTCCTCGCTTCTTTCTGCTGTTCGTCGTGCAGTTCAATCTTGCCGGTCTGGATAACGCCGACAAACCAGCCCTTGAGCTTTGGTATGGTGCGCCAAGCCATGAGCAGTTCAGCGTCATGGGGCGTTGCACCTGATTTCAGCTTGTCAATGATTGCTTTCTCGACTGTCTCGAAGGCCTCTTGGAACATCGGATCATCTAGCAGGGCCTGTGCCCGGTGCATTCGTTCAATGGGGGCGCTCATACTTCCACCTCACTACGATATGATTTATCGTCACGCAGCTCGTTAAAGCGCCCTTGAAGAACCTGAATTGCTTCCATCCAGAGAACAAGATTTCTGTCTTGGTCCTGAAAATCGCCGGGTGCCATTTTCATGACAACCAATGCGTCAACAACGGTCATGCTTTGCGCCGCCCGGCGGCAAAAGTTGGCAAGCGCCAGCCGTTAGCGGCATCCCAGATTGAGCCGTCATCGAACCTGATTGCGTGGACCTGATTTGGCCTGCTTCTGGTTGGGGCCCTCCACGCATTGGCTTTAATGAACGGCAGCCAATCGCTGCCTTCTTCTAGCAAAATCTCAACCGTCTTGGGTTTCTTTTTCATGCGGCTAACAACATAATCATGATTTCTTCCTCCTGCTGGTTGGCGTAGAATGCGGCGGCATTTGCCGCGAACGCATTGGCCGCTGTAAAATCGAGCGCGGCCATATGATCAAATGCCGTGTTTTCTCTTTGCCGTGCTGCGCTGACTTGTGCCGCGAGCCTTTGCGCTTGTTTGGCTGGGCGGGGCGTTTCGGCTTTGGCTTCAAGTTCCTTGCGTTTGCGCCTAGCCTTGGCAAATGCCTTGCGGGCTTTCTCCCATTCTTCATCAGTTAGCTTGCCGACTGTGCCGCGCCGCAATGATCTTGCGCCAAAGCCGCCACCCGCGCCGCTTGCTTCAGCAACAACGGGGACATAAGTAAGTGTGATGTCCTGCGTCGTGAAGGTGTAGCCTACCGCGTCAACCGCAATTGTCAGGCCCTTGTTGAGCGTTACGTCCTGGGCGGTGAAATTGTAGGACGCCACCCCGGCAATGATTTCACGCCCCAGCTCCAGAGATACATCCTGGCCCGTAAAGCTGTAGGATGCTGCGTCAGGAATAATCTCACGGCCAAATTCAAGCGAGACGTCTTGGGCCGCGAAGCTGTAGGACGCAACGCCGGGGATGATTTCCCGGCCTAATTCAAGCGCTACGTCCTGAGTTCCAAAGCTGTATGACGCTGCCCCAATCGCAAGCGGAATGTCCTTGCTGAGAGTGACGGCTTGCGGGGTGAATGCGTAGGACGCGGCTCCCGCAATGATTTCACGGCCAAGTTCCAGCGATACGGTTTGCCCTGTAAATGCATAAGATGCGGCATCAAGGGTTAGTGTATACGCAGTAGCAGTAATAGGCAGAAGGGCGAGAACGATACAAACCAGCGGATCATCGTTGGTCTGCGCCCAGGTAAAGTCGCCCGTCGCACCGGCAATTGACTTTAGCTCTGATGCAATGACTGATGTGGCATCAGCGCTAAGATGCTGTTCGTGGATCGGCAACCCGCCGGGGCTGGTTGTAGAGACAGCCGAAACGACATTGGCCGCCACCCAATTGCCCATCGTGAACACCGGACGGGTATTATCCACCGATGTCGTAAAGCCTGCACGAGCTTCGGTCGAGGCCGAAGTAATTTGCAGGTTTTCATAAGCTGGGTCGTTAGTGGTGACGTTGCGAAAGGCCACCAGTGTCATCGAACAGTCGGTGACTGCCGATGAATGGGTTAAAGTCTTGCTCGCGGTATTTGCCGAAGCCCGCTTGAACCACAGGGAATGGTTGCCGGGAGCGCCCGCGTCCTGATCGGCTATATTAGTCCAGCTTCCGGCCCCCTCGTCATCAGCCAGCGTTCCTGGATCATCTTCGGCCCGGTTGCAAGTGCGGACCAGTAGATAGTCATCCGCCTCCACGCTTGCGGGGATGGTCAGGGTCTTGCTGGTGGTCGCGGCGACACTGGCGGGTTTCGCCGATGCAACAACCCAAATGGTAGTCGGATCAGTTGCGGATATCTTGAACGCACCCGCAATCATCACACTGCGCGCCGATCCGCTCGCCGTGACTTGGATCGTGCCCGTGGCCCCGGCCCCTGCCCTGATGGCGTCGGCTATGGCCAGGGATGTATCGGCTCCCGTGCCGGTGCCAGAATCAGCCCGCTCTATCCATGTTCCGGCCGTCGGCTCGGTGGTGGTATCGGTAGCCCCCGAAGCGGTGGCGGGATCAGTGGCGGCGTCGAAAGCAGACCATGTGTAGTTATCACCGCCTGCGCCCATCGCCACGATAAGCTCGCCCGCTTCGGCGGTGGTAAAAGTGCCGGTCGTGACCGTTCCCGAGGCTACGGCAAGGGTATTAGCCGTGCCCGTATCGTAGGGTGTGGCGTGATTGCCGCGATAGCAAAGAACCCGTCCCAGCGCCACGTTCCCGTTAGTACGGGTAAACACGTAGCTTGGAGCCGAACTGCCACGGACAATATAGGCCATGACGCCCGACGCTATGCCGTTGGTGGCGTCGGTATCGCCGCTTGACTGCTGCGTCGCTACCAGCCCCCAATCGGCGGGCAGGGTAAACGCGGCCCCATTACGGTAGGCAATACACGCAACAAGTAAATTACCTTCTGCCGCGCCCTCAGGTTCGGTAAGGGTTAAGTCACCCCCGGTAACGGCGGTCTCAACCGGCCCGCTTTGAGAGACATAATCCCAGGCCATGTCAGACTAGCCTAGCGGATTTCCCAGATCGGGCGGCCCCCTGAACCGAACATTTTTCGCCGGTGTATGCGGCCACATGTGCAGAAAAGAATATAAACATCAGGTGCGCCTTTGCTTTCCGGTGAATCGCGCCATTCGGCTGATGTGTAATAGGCCCCGATCAAATGATGTTCAGGATGGCGGCAACAGCTTGCAATCTGCTGGTTCTGCTCAAGGGCCTCGGCGAACTTGGCCGGTATGCGGGCCGGGCAATCCTTGAGTGGAACGCGTGGGGCGGCCTCAATCAGGTGTGAATCGGGTTCGGAATAAAACGGTGGGTCATAGCGCTCAATATATGTAACAGCTTTGATTGCTGTTCGCCCATCGGTGCTAATAACCTCAAGCGAATGTTGCAAGGCTTGCCCCGAAGTCGGCTGTAAAGGTTTCGCCATTGCCGACTGTGAAGTTTCCGGCATAGTCATAATCGACCATCAGCTTGTCGGTGGTTGAGGTATCGTCATGGATTGGCAAATAGCGCCCCGCCGTCCAGTCGGCTGCCGTTGCCGTCCAGACAAAATCAACCGCAGTCATCGTGACCGTGCCGCCCGTGCGGGTGGAATCGTTCTGAATATCCCCGCCAAGCGCCGTGTAGCCGGTGCCCGTGATCTGTGTCCGGTCGGCCATTTCATCATCAGTGCCAGCCACAGGCGCATCGGAGCATATGGCGATTTTGAATGTATCGGTTGTGCCGAACACGTCCACCAGGGCGTTAACGACAAACTCGATAAAGCTTTCATATTTGACTGCGGTTGCCATTAGTTCACCGTTCCGGTTTGTGAGGTATAGGTTCGCCCGTCAGGCGTTTTGATTGTCTTGGGCGCGCCAATGGCCTTGACAACGTTGGCGTTTCCCTGGGCGATTAGCTCGCCTATCTTCTGCTGGCCTTCAGCCAATGCCTTGAGGACTTGGGTAATCGGCCCCATTGCGGGCTGCTTCGCCTTGCCACCACCGCTGGTCTTTGACGCAGCGGCCTCGCTTTTAACAGCCTGCCCTTCGGCCTTGATGCTGTTATCGACCATTGCGCCTTCCATCTTCATGTCCATGTCCTGCGCGGCACACTGGCTCTTGAGGTCGAATTCCTTCATCGCCAGCCTTTCCTTGAGGTCGAATTCCATGAGCGCAATCTCGCGCTTAAGTTCGAATTCCTTCACCATGGTTTGCTGTTTCAATTGCGAGTCGTCTTGCTGTTCCTGTTGCTTGGCAATCTTGTCGTCGGCGGCCCTTTGGTGCTCAATGGCAGCGTCTTCCTGCCTGGCAACGCGTTCATCCTGGCGCTTGGCCCTATCGCCCTCGATCTGCGCCTGGACCTTGATCATGTCGGGATCGGGCGGCGGGGGCTTGGGTGGCTTAGGCGGCTCACCCTCTTTCGGTGTCGGGTCGGTAAAGAATTCCTCGGCATTCTTGAAGCCTGAATTCTCAGCTATCTTGGACAGCGCGTTATAAACATTCTCAGCCGTAACCAAGGGGCCATCAACGCCGCCCTGCATGGTTACAATCTCCTTCTGCGCCACCGCAATGGCCTGGAGATGGCCGAGCATCTGGTCTTTATTGCCGGTGCCAAGACCGACATTGATTTGCAGGTCGAAATCGCCGCCCCATGATCCAGGGTCCATTTCAACCCATTGCTTGTTGCGAAGCCTGATGGAGCGTTTGGCCAGCTCGGGATAGCGCCTGATGTAGTAGTTCTGGAGCATGAATATACGCTTCACGCCCTCAGCGAATACCCGAGCAATCAGTTCAATGCGCTGCTGGCTCGCTCCCATGATCTGCGAAATGCCACGCGCCGTCTTGTTCAGTGTGTCAGCGTCACTGCCTTGATTATATTTGGTAACGCCGGTACGGTTTTCCTTCTCCGAATTGACAAACTCAAGCATCGGGAATGAAGCTGCGGCGACTGGCTCGGTTATGATCGGGGTAATCGCGTCGGCCCGGTACTGGCCATCAGCGGGCGGCCTGATAATGCTGCCGACACGGGGCGATAACAGGTCATCAATATTAACCGCGCTTGGGTCAACGTATTTCTGCGGGTTGTTGGTGAGATAGAGATTGTCGAGTATCTGACGCCACAGGGTTGACTTGAGCAACTGAAATTCAAGGGTCTGGTCTGCGATGGAGAGCCCAATCAGCCGATGCGGAATGATGATGGGCGTTATGACAGCAAATGGCCGCGGCCCATTCCACTCCTCGTTGTCGAGTATCTCGGTTCCAGACCCGGCATGGACTATACGGCGCAGCTCAGCAATACCGTCGTCATCGTAGTCAACCAGGGGGTAGGCTTCGGTAGTCCAGATCAGCCGCATGGCCTCGTTTGCGGTGGCCTTGTCGCCGGTCGGGTCTTCATCAATGCCCGTCATCCGGGCAGTCTTCTCCTGGTCGGTGTTGGACTCATCCCCGGAAAGTGTTGCAACCTTCTTCTTGGAATAGCCCATCTTGATAAGTTCGGAGGCGGTTTTCTGCGCCCGGTGCGCCATATAGCTGGGTTCGTCAATGTCACCCTTGGCCCGCTTGGAAATCAGCATTTCCTCGGGCGGCACGGCCTCGACACAGACCTTCATGCTTTTCTTGGTGCGGCACCATACGCCGGTATGCATAGTCATCGGCTGACCAGTCATTGGGTCTGGCTGGCCAGCCTCTTCGGTATGTTCTTTCAGATACCAAAGGATCGAGTTCTCAAGCTGCCATTTGCGCTGTCTGTACTCATCCTGCGTCTTGGTGTTTTCCTCCTCCTTTTGCAAGGCAAGCACCGAATACTGGTCATCTGGCAGGTTAAAGAAATCGTCAAGCTCTTCCTTCTCGTTGAACTCGGGGTAAACCTTGCAAGCCCCGGTCTTTTGCAGCAGCGCATCCTTCATCATGCTGTAGAGAACGCGAAAACCGTCATTGTCCTTCAGGAATATCCAGTTGTTATATTCCGTGGCCTGCTTTGCCGATTCCTCGTCTTCCTCGCCTTGCGGGGTGAATTCGACAATATCATCACCAGCCGTGAACATTTTCATCAGGCTGGGCAGCATCCATTCAATAGTGTCGGCTACATCGGTCGAGACAACCTGTGAACGGCCCACAACCTCATTGCCGAATGGCTCGCCAAGGTAATACTCCATGGCTTTCGTGCGCGATGCGCTGAGATCACCGCCGAGATAGCCAAGGGCTGAGGTTTGCTCGGCCTCAAGCAGGGCTTTGAGTTCATCCTCGCGCAACGGCGCTCACTCTGACGTAGCGGTTATAGTCCCCGTTCTTTGGAAGCTCTTTCCATTCGCCGCTTTCAACTAAGTCAGGCCTCTGGTCTTTTGTCATATAGAAATTGTCTTTCTCACGGGGCTTTCGCTCAATCATTCCGGTCATCGCACAATCCTTAAAATTGGTGGCCAGCGAGCGCTACAATCTCGGCCAATTCCCTTGCGTTGGCTTTGCGAACATACGGACTGCAAAAATTGTCCATAATCACCCCATCTTCATAAATGCGGATAGGGGGTTTTATCCTCAACGGCCATGAAGTGACGCGCGGATCAAAGTAAGGCCCTCCCTCCACAAAGCACTGCGCGACCATTTTTACTGGCTTCTTCATTCAAACAATTCCGCTTCTCTCTGGATAAACCAGGGGTTTTGACTTGTCTTTCGGCGACTCATAATCAATGCACATCATGCCGAATGCGTCCGCGCCATGGCTTGCCCAATCGTGTTCAGCGCCAAGCCCGACATTGCGGGCCTCGTCGCGCTTTTCATGATACCAGCCCAGTGCATCAAGCCCCGGCTGGCATGTATCGGCATTGAACCATATTGATGGAAATAGCCGCCGCGCCGCCTCAATGCGCTTGAGAAACGCGCCCGCACCCTGGTTCGGTATTACTTTGGTCTTGAACCCTGCGACACGAACTGCACCCTCATAGGTAATTCTGACAATCTTTTCGTGGTCCCCGCCGTCATGGGGCAGAACGCAAAGGGCTGATTCGTAGCCCCTGTTGCGCAGCCAGGCGAGATGGACCGATAGCTCCTGCCCTACGGCCTCATAGTAATCCAGAACACGTATCTCACGGCCAACGAACTGGGCTATCCATATTGCGCAGGCGTCGGCCTTGTCGCCGGTGCCGCCGATGTCCCAGAAAGCCCTGATTTGCATCAGCGGGTCTTTCGACACACGGCCTATGCGATTGTTCTGTTTGGCCTCAGACAGCGCCTTGGCGTAGTATGCACCGGTCAGGACAGTTGCGTATCCGCCCTCCCAGATGTGGTCATATTGGTCCGGCGTGTCGCGGAGACAGTCTAGGCGCTCCTGTTCAAGTACACTTGGGAGCCAGGGATTGTCTGACCAATTTGCCCGTATGACTGATGATCCTGTGGGCAGGAGTTCTGCCCGAAGCATTGTGTCGACGGGGTCTGATTTACGACGGGGGTTCCAGGAGAACCATAGTTCTGACCCGTCAGCCCGAATTGTGGGCCTGAGTAAGGAAAGAGAACGGGCGCTAAGGGTTTGGGCTTCTTCAACCCATGCACGCCTGAAGCCTTCGAGCGATTTGATGCTTTCCGCAGTATGGTCCTGCATGCCCTGGAAGGTGATGACACCATCACCCGGGGTTTCAATGACTTCACGGAATACTTTAAAACCATCAACCTCTCCTAGTTCAAGCTCGCCCAGCTTATCCTCAATCAAACGCTTGGCACTGTCTTTGAGGGACTTCTGAACTTCACGTATACAGACTGAACGTGTGCCGGGATCAAGCATACTATCACGGATCATCAGGCTGGCAAAGAAATGCGACTTTCCAGAACCACGCCCACCCCAAGCGCCCTTATATCGTGATGGCTCTAGGAGCGGCTCAAAGGCCCTAGCGTGATGAATTTGAAGAGCGCGGGTCAACAATGATGTTTTCAATCCGGCCAATCACTTTGAAGCCCTCTTCATCGGCATTGCCCAAATCAACCTGCTGGGCTGGCTTGCCGTCGAGACGGTCTGCCAATGCGCTGATTGCGGCTAGTTCAGATTTCTCGGCAAGAGCCAAAAGGTTTTCAGCTATTTTACGCAGGCCCCTATCGTCGCCTTCGCGTTCTTTGATTGCGAGCATGAGGGCATCACGAAAGGGTTTTTCCTGCCGTCTGCCGCTATTGGCATTTCCGGCCATTCTAAAATTCCTAAATATTTATGAGTGTTATATTATAACATGCCCTTGCGATCCGCATAATAGCGGATGATGTGGGGCTCCAGGCCCTTAATGTCTGGGAAGGCTTTTGAAACGCTGGCTACAGCCTGGGCTTGGGTTTCACCACGTTTGATTGCGTGCTTGATTTCGCGAAAAATGTTCATGGCCACTTCATCAGCTGAAATCATTTGAATGCCTCTTGGTTATAGCAGCGGGGGCCTGAAGACGTTGTTGGGGCCGAAGAACAGTGACCAAGCTGCTGTGGCCACCAAAATGACAAGAATGGCCATTGTTACATAGGCTATCGTGTTGTTTGTGGTCATTTTCAATCTCGCAGCGTGAGGTAATTAGGATTGGCAGGCCCAAGACCGTTTAGGCCAAGTTTGGTTTCTTCTTCGGTCAAATCACGATTGAATGTGCCAACGATGTTACCCTTATGGCTTATGAGGCGCTGGCCCTTTGTGATCTTGTTTCCATGGATTTCGCCTTCAAGCCAGCAGTTTATGGGCAATACATCAATGTTCATTAAGCCTCCTGTCTATAGGTATCCCGCCGCAAGCCCTGCCAATTTGCAGTCTGAATCTGCTGATGAGTTTGGAATTGCGGGTCTATGACAGCGGGAATTGGGTTAATCGTCGTTCCAGCACTGGCAATTAGAATTAGGCTTGTCACGTTCGCCTATGCCGCAGTGATGGCAGAAGATGTCATTGAATCGAACACTGAAAAAGACTTCCTCCCGCTCATTCCATGGGAATGAAAGCAGGATGTTCATGATGGTTTCAACGGCTTCTTCTTGTTCTTTCGTCATCATTTATCCTTCTATGCGGGAACAATGCAGGCGGGAATGGGGTTGTGACGGGCATTTCCTGTCGGCTGTCTCAGATCGCTGATTGTAGGGAGTTGCAACTGCCTAAATCGTCTGCGCCTACTCACATTTACCCCAGAGTCCACCCGTCACAATTCTTGAAACTAGATCGTGGTGCAACGGCTTTAGCCTCCCACGCGCCCTGAGACCAGAGTCTCATTCTTGTAATTCATTAGCCAACGCTTTGCACGGCTCCATTTTGGGGTGGAGGTCAGCGCCTCGGTGTCATACACGTCAAGGCGCACTGACGGGTGGAATCTATATGTTATAACATAACCCGTCAAGAGCTATTTTGGGGGCTGTAATGGAAGGTCGTTGAGGAAGCGTTCAATGTCGCTGACCAGAACCAACGAGCGGGTTCCTAGCTTGCGAACAGGAATATCCTTGCCCAAGAACTCATAGAGCATGGTTCTTGAGATGCCGCACATAGCGGCTGCCTGTGACGGAGAAACGGCCAAGGGAGAAATGCCAAGACTTATAATTTTATTTTTTCCCATCACGCCGCCTCCTTTGCCAATCCGTCCATATACGCCTTGAGGTTTTTGAGGTCTTTGCCGACCGCCTTCATTTTCTTAGGCTGTTTGCTTTTCTTCACCGCCTGTTTGGCGTGGAGATCAAGGGCCTCCAAGCGCCACCAGGAGACGATTTCTTGAAACCGGGCCATAAGTCTGTCCGGAATCACGTAGGGGCGTCTGTAGAGGTCTGGGGGGGCCACAGTGGGGTGCTTAACGAGTCCGGTGCAGTATTTATGGCCGATGATGTCATACAGGCCGCGCGGATCGGGGTGGCGAATGAATATCATGCGGGGGATTATGGGGATTTCCTTGATCTTGCGCTCCCGGTTTGGCCCCTCGCGGTACTCGCGGAATTCCATGGGCAGATAGGTTTCAAAGCCGTTCATGCCAGCAGCGGCTTTCTGCTCCTTGGCGGGTTCGGTCCTCATGATGAGCCAAGCCATCATTCGGTGTCCGGTGGCTCTGGAAGGGGTTGCCAGTGAGTGAACTCAACATTTGTAAATCCGTCGAGTTCACTAAAGGGGTTCCCGTCCGCGTCAGTCCATTGCTGGTTAAACCAGATAGCTTCCGGCAGACGAAACTCAACGGCTAGCTGTTTTGCGCCGTCCGCGTTCCAGAAATATGAGCGCACCCACAGATCGACGGGCGCCCTACCCCTCGGTACGGTTTCTATCGGTTGCCAGTTATTCATGGTCCATCTCTTTTCTGGCGTTTCGGCTTCCAGAATTCATCCGCTAGCCCAAGCGCTGACGCCCTTACATCTTCACTGACCCTAAGCAAGGCTTTCCCAAGTTCTTTTTCTTCCTCGGTTGTGCATTCCCCAATGCAAAATTCAATGTTACCGTCCCCAAGATTCCAGTCATCGACAACTATGTGATAGGGTCCGTAATGATCGGTAGCACCCATCCACGCTGCAAGCTTGCGGGCTTCCGGGGTATCAATTTTCGGCGAGCCGTAGCCCTCATAGCATCCCTTGCACATGTTATTGCCCTTCCGGGTGTTCTAGCTTGTCGGCGGCGGCGCGGATGGACGTGGCATTTTGCAAAGCGCCGTTAGATGCAGCCATATTCATGGTGTCGCCCCAATCCCTCCAAACCTTGGCGCTTTCATCACAGATATTCGCCGCTTCCCGAAGCCCGTCAGCTTTGGCTTTGCGCTCGCGGACTTCACAAGCTTCTAAAATCAAATCTGCAATCGCAAGTTCATCCATGCTGTCTGCGCTGTATTTAATTTTGCAGCCAAGGTTCACGACCCATTGATTTGGGTTAACCCAATATGGTTTCTCGCTCATCTGTCCCTCATGGTGTGTGGGTGCCAAGTTTTGCAAATTCTTTAGCGCTTGATTTGCGCAGTTTCCTGAGACCAGGAATATCAGCCATAGAAATTTTCATGTGCCCGTACCTCATGCAAACAATGCGCGGATGAAAAATCAAAACGGTGAGATAGCCGCTCTCCCAATCATCTGGCTCTTCGCCATCCTCAAATTTTGCATTTTCGCCATACTTTTTGAAAGACGCCTCAATGTCCTCAATAGTCGTATATGTGCCATGGATTCCAGATGTGCTAAACACGCAAATATTATATTCATCTGCCTGCCATTTGGGGAAAATTGCCCTAGTGTTTTCCATCGTAACGTTAGCGTAAATGTTGTAGTGAGCGCCATCGTTTCCGAACTGGCTTTCCATTCCATCGTGAATGCGAGGCTCAAAACACGGTCCCGATAAAGTTAAACTCATTTCTTCACCGCTCGTTTCTTCGCCAATGCGATCAATTCTTTCTTGGTCAGCTTGGGTGTTGGGCCATAGCGGGTGATGGGTTGTTTCGATAAATATTTGGGAGTGGGTTTGTTCATGCGCGTCCAATCCGTCTAACCAATTCCCTCGCCGACGCGAACTGATCGCTTCCCCCATCAGCATGTTTTACAATATCGGCCACAGTGGGGAGAAAGCTGCACTTCGATGGAATGCCAGTTCTGAGGTCGCAAAGCCTTTCTTGAATGTGTCGCGGGTAGGTGCTCAAAACTGAAACAACCGCGGCGAGATATTCAGGGGGTGATTTGGCGTAGTCGGGGTAGCACTTCAGAATCCGCTTCGCTGTCTCCCCTGCGTAGGTCAGATTGTCTAAGTCTGGCTTGTTCGAGGGCGAGGTCAATGACGTCAAATCCGCCCTTGATCGTATTGGGGTTATTTTTTCCATTTGTTTTTTTCCTGTCTTCCGCCGCGCGTTTGATCCAATTTCGAAAAGCCCCCTGCCAATCCCGTTTGATTGAAACCTGCCCTGTGGCCGCATTGGCCCAATCCCTGAATTTTTCAGTCTCGTCGGCCAAATCAAATTCGGAAAGGCCACGATTGCGGCCAAGTTCCAGGATATTTGGCAGGGGCACGAAGTCGGCAGGAAGCCGTGAGCCACGTGAAACAGGGGGTTTTGAGGGGTCGCGCGCGTTGTGAATATCGGAGATTGGGGTGGTGGGGGTAGTTATTATAGGGGGTATGGGGGAAAAAGAAGAAGGGGGAGGCGGGGAAAGAACCAATTCTTCGGTGTCCTCTACCTTGTCGCGTGACTTTCCTGTGACTGTCCTTATCCTGTCGCGTGACTGTCTCTTTCTTTCGGCCTGCGCTGTCCGCCTCTTGTCATCCGTTTCAATGCGGGCCGCCAAAAGCTCTAGAACGCCCTTCATCTGTTCTGTTGACAGATTGAGGTCTGCCAACGCGCGAAGCTCTGGGGCGGTCATTGACACTTAAGCCGCTTCCTTCATTGAAAACTTTTCAGAGAGGATGCTTTGTGCTAGGGTAAAGTGCTCCTGGAATTTAGGGGTGCAGTAGCTTTTTCCAAATCGCTGAAGGCCGTTCATGACGGTCGTGTGGTCCCTGCCCCCGCAAGCGTAGCCAATCGCTGTAAGGCCCCGTGAGGTGTAGTTTCTGGCAAGGTGGTAGTAGAGGAACCTGGCCTGAACCAATTCCGTCATACGGCTGCTGGATTTGATTCTGCTCACCGGCAATTGGGTAGCGGTGGACACTACGGCCAGGATTTCGTGGAGATACGGCTCCTCCCAATCTTCACGCTCACGCAGAGAATAGATTGCGCGGGTGATTGGGCTTAAATGGCTGATGGGGTCATTCATGCAACCCTCATGCTTTGGAGGATTGCGTTGCCACCCCATTGTTCAGCCATGGCCTTGGCAATGCCAGGCAGCGTCCTGGAGCGGTTTTTCCAGCGGCCAGGTCCCGGGGGCTCCCGATGAACACGGGCCGTCCTGCCCTCTACAATGTCGGTTGGAACGAGTTTCGGAAGGCCCTTGAGCCAAAGGCATGTGGCCTTGGTTTCCCCGTGGCCGAATTGATATGGCTGAATGATTTGCTCGGGCTTGCGGATGCGGCTGCTGATGATGCTGATTGGATTTTCTATGCAGATGCGTTCAATGTCTGCCAGCATAAGGGTCTGGACAAAATTCAGGGCGGCTTCCTGTTCACGCTTCTTGCCCCTGAACCAGCGGGCTCCGCTCACCGCCAGGTGTGTGCATGGCGGGTGTGCGATCATCAGATCAAATGGCCGGAATGCCATCCAGGCGACAACATCACCCTGGACATGGAATTCGCTGCCATCTTCGGCTGGGAGCAAATCGCAACTCCAGGCGTCATGACCAAGGGCGCGAAATGCGCGGCGGACGGTTCCTGAAAATTCGCAGGCAATTAAAACCTTGAGGGGCTTAGGCTGGCTCATGTTGCTTGCCCCCAAGCGAATGCGGGTCGGGAAATGGTTCCAACTTTTAGCCCTGCTGCATATTTATTTTTCATTCACGGCCCCAAATTCGCTTTAATTATATGGTTAACAGAGTGGGCCTGCCGCTGAGTGACCAAGAAACAGCAGGCCCTAGTTTCTGCGTGCGGGGAAAATAGCGCACGCAGGGGGAGGTAACTTGAATGTTCGGTAATGCCGTCTGGTAATACCCCCGGTTTGAAAATCTGTTTCTACGTTCTCTCTTTCAATCGCCGCCTGATACTGTCGCGGCGTTTAAGTGCATTGAGACGCAGAACAAACGTGAATAGTAGAAAGCCCCCCCAGGCTGTGGTTATGATGATGGCCGCCGTCACGCTGCCTCCGAGTGCATAGAAACGAGAGCGTCATACGAAACGCCATAGACGCCATTCGCGGCGCAGGCGGAAACAAGCTTGGGCCAATACTTCACCGGGATTGATTTTCGCCGCCTCATTTCAGAGGCCGCCGATGGCTTAACATCTAGAAAATCGGCCACCTTGCCAGTGCCACCAAGCTCGCTAAAGATCGTGTCAATGTCCTTCATAACGTGTTTCATTAACACGCATCATGTTTTAATGCAAACATTATTTATGTGAATGAGCTAAGTAAGGGTTTCGCTATGGAATACATGGGCGAAAGACTTAAGAAGGCTCGCATTGAGGCGGGGTTTAGTTCGGCCTCGAGCGCCGCCAAGAAGCACGGCTGGGCCGTCTCAACCTACACCGCCCACGAAAATGGCCAGAACAACTATGGACCTCAACGGGCCAAAATATATGGGAAAGCCTTCAAAACAGAACCAGAATGGTTACTATTGGGCCGCCAGCCAATGGAAAACGGTCCAGGGATTGACAGCCAGTTGCTTGAAATGCAGCCCGAAATGTCCCGTGCCCTTATAGATCGCTTTAACGCCATGATTGAGGGCGCAAAAATCATTGGAAAAGTGAAATAATTCAACGCCATATATTTTTTGTGTTATTCTAACACGATTTGTGTTGACATGATTTGTGTTAACATGTTAGGTTCATCCCATCGCAGGGCAATCAAGCCAGCGATAGGAGATGAAGATGCCAAACATCAACGAACTTAAGTTCTCCCCCACAAGGTTCACCACAAATGAGGAGGGACTTGTTTATGGAAACATGGGGAATGGCGTCTGGTCATTCTTCGTAGCTGATTTTAAGGCCAACGGATTTCGCGGCATCGACAAAGCCCCATCTCGTGTCGGCCCTGTCTATTCCAGCAAAACCGAATTACTCGCTGATCTCCCCCGCTACGCAGCTTCCTATGGATACGAGGTGTAGCCATGGACCGCAACTGCACATGCGGCGCTGTTGAAGATGGCAAGTGGGCTTATTACCACACGCCTGATTGTCCCGCAGCATGGACCCTTAAGGACACAATAGCGAAAATGAGATTGCTCGTTGATCGGGCGATTACGGGGCAACACGTCGATCTATCGCAGCATGAATGCAAGATGGTTCTCAACTCGTTGGATGATGCATTTGAGCGTGGCCGCGCCGATGCTTTAGCCGACTTGGCCGATAACGCGCGGCAACACGTGAAGGACTCGCGCACATGACTAATCTCAAAGCGTATGGAATTGGACTGTTTCTAGGGTTTCTTGCGGGGTTTGCATGCTTCACTGACATGGCTGAAGTGCAGGCGTTATTTCAATGAACTCCCATCCAGCCACATGGTCAATCAACCGAACAGCGTGTGTGAGCCGCGCTGTTCAAAACAGGAAATACAATATGAAATCTCTAATTGCACTAGCCGCGCTCGCCATGTTTTCAATGGGCGGAAGCGGTGCTGCCCTTGCAGGCACTGTTCCATCAACTTTTGATGAGAATTGCAACGTTAACTGGAAGGGCGGCGGCTGTGGTGAACGCATGGCTGGCTCAGGTGCGTCGTCTGCCGTTGTTCGGGTAAGGGCGCCCGGTTCACCCGATGAACCCTCTGCTCCACCAAATTGGCCGGACAAGCCAAAGGGCAATAACGGCCATGGCAATGGCGATGAAGGCGATTGCAGCGGCAGTGGATGCAGTGATCCTACCAATCCAGGCAAGGGGCCGAAGAACAAGTAACGCAAAGACGGACGCTGTGTTCTCACAAGCGCAGCGCCCCACTTTACTAGAGGATAGCAAGATATGACATACGTTGATTGGACATTGCCACCGCCGCTTCCTTGGAAATTTGATGAAATCAATATCAACATAACTGATGCAAATGGTGCGCGCGTGTTTGATCCGCGCTCTGGCTATGTCATCGAAGAAGAAACAATCATCGCCAAGTGCAAGCTTACCGTCCGTGCTGTCAATAGCCATGATGAGTTGGTGGAGGCGCTGAAATGGTATGAGGAGCAAGCCCGCCTTGCTCGCCTCATACATAGCGAAGGCGACAAAGGCCGTCATGCTCTTGCAGATGATGGTGGCAACACCGCCCGCGCCGCGCTCGCCAAGGCAACCAAGCCATGAGCGACAAATCCAATCCCACATCGGGGCATACGCCAACGCCCTGGGTTATCGGAACAGAAAACTTGGGCGCAGAAGAAATTGCGACTGTGGCGTGGATTGGTGCGCGTCGAGTTGGCGTTCACACCCCCGGCATTCCTGGCGGCAATTACAGGGACACTGCATTTGGCAATCAAGAAGCGGACACCGCCTTCATAGTCCGTGCTGTCAATAGCCATGATGAGTTAGTGGAGGTGCTGAAAGATATTTCAAAGCAACGTTTGTCAACCGAGATTTCCACAGAGGAAATCGAAGATGACTGTGATTTCATCAGTGGCTATGACGCAATAGTCACTGTCGCCCGAGCCGCTCTCGCCAAGGTGCAATCATGAGCGGCATATCTCCAAACCTCCTGATCTACTACGGCTACGATAAAATGTCGCCCGAGCGCCGCGCTATATTCGAAGCCAGCCTTCACGAACTGGGCTTTTGCATACGTGCAACCGCGCTGGAACGTGTCGGGACATACAATCGCAGGCTTGGGTATGCCATCACGGAAGAGGAGTTTTGGTCACAATGACAACACCATGGAACAGATGTGACGCTTGCGGTGAGTTCATTGCCTTTGAAGATTTTGAACGCGTCGCAAGGCGAGTTTTGGTTACTCCTGATAGCGAGTTTTCAAAAGAGGAATACGAAA